AACACTGTTGGAGACAGAAACGTAGCCATTGGTGAAGGCGCACTTCAAACCCATAATCCTTCAAGTAATGCAGATACTTACAACGTAGCCGTGGGCTATGATGCAGGTAATGCTGTAACCACAGGCGTTCAAAACACCCTTATCGGTGGTCTTGCAGGTGATGCGCTTACTGAGGCTGACGCAAACGTAGCTATTGGTAAAGGAGCATTAACTACAGATACTCTTGGAAGCTCAAGTGTTGCAGTAGGAAATAATGCTTTAACAAATCAAAACTTTACGTCTGCTACAGATACTTACAACGTAGCAGTGGGTAAAAACGCAGGTCTATCAATGACGACAGGCACAGAAAACACATTTGTGGGCGGTCTTGCAGGTGATGCCGCTACTACAGCTTCAGGTACTACATTTGTAGGCAAGAGTGCAGGTAGTGCAACAACAACAGGTGGAGACAACACAGGTTTAGGTAAGCAAGCGTTAAAGTCCACTACAACTGGAATCGCAAACACCGCAGTTGGTAAAGACGCTTTAGAAGCAAATACCACCGCATCTAACAACACAGCAGTTGGTTTTAAATCTTTAGAAGCAAACACCACAGGCTCTTTAAATGCTGCTCTTGGTGGTGATACATTAAAAGTTAATACCACAGGTGCGCAGAACACAGCTCTTGGGATGTATGCTTTAAACGCAAATACTACAGCCGCTCTAAATACGGCTGTTGGCTATACTGCTTTATTAGCAAATACAACAGGTACTCATAACGTAGCAGTTGGTGCAGCCGCATTAGACGCTAATGTTACTGGTTCAGCTAATACTGCTGTTGGTTATAATGCTTTAAGTGCCTGCACAACTGATGGTAATACAGCATTTGGTAAAGATGCACTTGAGTTATGTACTACAGGTGTTAATACAGCAGTTGGAGGTAATGCATTAGCAGCCGTAACAACAGGAACTGGTAATACAGCAATGGGTCAAGATGCTTTGACTGTAAATACTGCTGGTAACAACACAGCCGTTGGTAAAAGTGCTTTAGGAGCAAACACCACTGGGCATACTAATGTAGCAGTTGGTGCTTTAGCTTTAGATGCTAATACAACTGGTAACTACAACATAGCGCTTGGTGTAAATGCTTTAACAGCAAACACAACTGCTGCTGATAACATAGCCATTGGTACTTCTGCTCTAGGAGCAAATACTACAGGAACAAATAACATAGCTCTTGGTCAAAATGCTTTAGACGCTGTAACTACTGCAAATAACAATATTGCGATAGGTTTAGATGCTTTATCAGGAGCAGCAGGTAATCAAAATGTTGCAATAGGCACAGATGGTCAAAAAGTATCTACTGCTGCTAATAATACATCTGTTGGTTATTTGGCTTTAGCAGCAAACACCACAGGCACAGGTAACAGTGCTTTAGGTAAAGCATCCCTAGATGCTAATACCACTGGAGACTATAACGTAGCTGTTGGTGATGATGCTTTAGGTGCTAACACAACAGCAGACAACAACACAGCTATTGGTTCTGCCGCACTAACTACTAATACCACAGGAGCTAACAATACTGCGGTTGGTCTTTTGGCTTTAAGATTAAACACCACAGGTGCTTCAAATGTAGCTGTTGGAGCAAATGCTTTAGATGCTTGTACTACAGGAGGCACAAACACAGCTGTTGGATTTCAAGCACTAACAACACTTATTGGAGGCGGTGCAAACACAGCCGTGGGACAACAAGCAGGTGCTAGCATAACAACTGCTGATAATAATACTATGGTAGGTATGGTAGCGGGTTCTAGTCTTACTTCAGGTTCTAACAATTTAATATTAGGACATGATGCAGGAGAATCTGGAAGTCCAGGTGGTTCAATCACCACAGGTAGTAATGAAATTGTTCTTGGCGATGAGGCAATAACTGAAGCACACATCCAAGTAGATTGGACAGTAGCTTCTGATAAGCGTGATAAAACAGACGTAGAACCAATGGATATGGGTTTAGACTTTGTTAATAAGTTAAAGCCTGTTACTTATAAATGGGATAAAAGAAGTCTCTATGTTGAAAAAGGTGAAGACTTTAGAGACTTAATTACTGACGGCACTCATAAAGAAGATTGGTTAGATACTGGGTTCTTAGCTCAAGATGTAGAAGTCTTAGAAGCAGAATACGGATATAACATAGCTGATAAAACAAACCTTACAACTACCCTCAGTGATGACGGTAATCAGTATGGTTTAACATATAGTAAGTTTGTACCTATGTTAGTTAAATCAGTACAAGAACTTTCCGCGAAAGTGGAAGAATTAGAAGATAAACTTAATAATAAGGAGTAAAAAATGGCACAAACAGTAACAGAATGCCTAGCAACAGGAACCGATTCGGTAACGCTGATAGACGAAGTAAAAGCTGGAACACACGATGTAACAGGCATGACACAAGCCGAGATAAATGAAATGGTACAACGTAATGTTGACCACCTTTCAACTATCTTGCTTTACGCACCAGATGCTGAAGATGCAAGTGACGAAACGCCAAACGTAGCAGGAGCAGCAGGTAGTAAGAAAACCACTCACGTTGCAGCCGTTACCACTGGTACCGATTACATAGCAGCAAACTAGGAAGCGACATGGCAAAAGAAAACGTAGTCTTTATAGACGATCAAGAGATAAAAGTATCTGAGTTGTCCGATCAACAACAATACTTACACTCGCAATTACTGGATTTGAAAAGCAAAGAAGCCAGTCTTAAATTTCAATTAGACCAAGTGGCTGCCAGTATGTCAGTATTTCAAAACGCTTTTGTTGAGGCTTCTAAAGAAGTCGCTGAAGAAGTGTTAGAAGAACCAACACAAACAACTGAAGAGGAAAAATGATGGAAATGATTGTAAGCGCGTTAACGTACATAACAATGATAGTAACAGTAGCCAGCTTAGTGGCGGCTTCTACACCCACACCTAAAGACGATGCCTGGATTGGCAAACTGTATAAGTTTGTTGATGTACTGGCTTTGAACATAGGTAAGGCTAAGGAAACTGCACCTGTTAAGAAAACTACTAAAAAATAATGGCAACAGCAAAAGATGCTCTTAATGCTATAGAAGCACATGAAAAAGAATGTAAGCTTTTATATAAAAGTATTGATGCTAGATTAGAAGCAGGTTCAAAAAGATTTGATAAATTAGAACTAATGCTATGGGGTGTTTATCCTTTTATTGTTGCTACTGTTATAGCTGCTAAATTTATAGGATGAGTGGAGCAAAAAAATCAAGAGTTAATGAAGCAGGTAATTATACCAAACCTACTATGCGTAAACGCATATTTAATAGAGTTAAAGCTGGAAGCAAAGGCGGTAAGGCGGGTCAATGGTCTGCTCGTAAAGCACAAATGGTAGCTAAAGCTTATAAAAAAGCTGGAGGAGGATATAAATGAAAGGCGTTAAACATTATAAAAGAGATGGTACTGAACACAAAGGCAGTTCTCATAAAATGGCTAATGGTACTTTGCATACGAATAAATCACACACTAAAACAAGTGTAAAGTTATTTCATTTTAAAGATTTATCTAAAAAAGCTAAAGTAAAAGCTAAAAAGTAATGCCTCTTAAAAAGTCTCAAAGGTCTTTAAAAAAATGGACAGGAGAAAAATGGACTACTTCTAGTGGTAAAAAATCTTCTGAAACTGGTGAAGTATATGCACCTAAAGCACAAATAAAAAGATTAAAGTCTACATCTAAAGGTAGAAGTAAACTTGCAGCAGCTAATAGAAAAAAAAGAAAAGCTACTGCTAAAGGAAAACAACACGCAAGACATGGCTTGCATAAAGGAAAAAAAAGATAATGTATGAATATAGTTGCAAAGTTGAAAGAGTCGTTGATGGCGATACTGTGGATGTTATTCTTAACCTCGGTTTTGACATTATGTATAAGTCTCGCGTTCGTTTATACGGCATTGATACTCCCGAATCACGCACTCGTAATCTTGATGAGAAGGCTAGAGGAAAGATGGCTGGGGCTTTCTTAAAAAATGCAATAGATTATGGTGAAAAAGTAGTTATACAAACAAAACTTAAAGATTCTAGAGGTAAATTTGGAAGAGTTTTAGGTAATGTAGTTGTTGATGGAATTAATATTAACCAGTTAATGATAGATAATTATCATGCAGCCGCTTATTTTGGACAAAATAAAGAAGCTATAGAAGCAGTACATTCTGCTAATAGAACAAGACTAATTGAACTGGGATTATTTAAACCTGTAGAGTAGTGGAACAAGCAGTACAATTTATTAATGAAGTTGGCTTTCCAATAGCTGCTGCATTAGGTTTAGGTTTTTTTATCTGGAAGCTAATTAATAGAATTATAGACGGCATGGAAACTAAACTAGATGTCCTTGATGAAAAAGTTGCAGTACAAATTGCAGCAATGGAAGAAAGATTAGGCGGTAAGTTAGATTCACAACATGGCATATTAGTAGCTTTAATTGACAGAGTTCGTAGTTTAGATAATGAAATTATACGTCAAGATACTATGATAAAAACTATACTAGGAGTGCCTAATCTTATTAACATAGACAAGATAGCTAAGGCTGATAGAGATGACCAAAGAAAAGATTAATGAATAAAAAATTTAACACTCTAATAACCATAGGATTGTTATTTAATATTGTTTCTTTTAATGTAAAAGCTTCTCCAATAATACATGAGTTTAAAAACCCTAGTTTTAGTGGTATCGGTGCTTCTGCTCATTACTTGACTGTTGACGAACAAGAAACCAAACGCAGAGATGAGCTTGCTGAAGAAGTACAATCAGCACTGGAAGAAATACAAAGAGACATAGACAACAGCACGCTTAACAAATTTTTATCTAATCTACAAAGCAGAATATTTAGTAACCTATCCAGAGACATTAGCGATATGTTGTTTTCAGAAGATGGCGGTACTGGTGGAACAATAGACTTAGATGGAAATCAAATTACTTTTAGTAATGATGGTGAGTATATAACACTTACTGTTATAGACGAAAATGGCTCAATTACAGAAATAAAAATTCCTATAGGGATATTTGGGGTATGTACCGCAGACTGTGGAGTTTAATACTCCTTGGAATAATGGTAGGTTGTGCTTCTTTTGCACCGCCTAGATCAGAGGATTGTCGGCTTGTAGGTATTATTTGCCCTGAAGAAGCCAGAGTTGAAAGGGTTACATTGCAAAAACTATTAGACTTATCACCTCCTAATCAAAAGGCAGTCCTTGCTGTCTACGAATTTAAAGACCTAACAGGTCAACGTAAGCCTTCAAATAAGATGGCTTTATTCTCAACCGCAGTAACACAAGGTGCAGAAAATTATTTACTAGAAGCATTGAACAACGTAGGAAGAGGGAATTGGTTTGTGGTTGTAGAGCGTAGCGGATTAGACCATGTAACAAAAGAACGCCAATTAATTAAGAACACAAGAAAAACCTATGACGGAGAAGGTGGTAATAAATTAAAGCCTCTTTTATATGCAGGAATTATCTTGGAAGGAGGCATCATATCCTACGAGTCAGACATTATGACTGGTGGGAACGGAGCAAGATATTTAGGTATTGGGAACACAAACCAGTACCGCAAAGATGATATAACTGTGTCCATTAGGGCAGTTCTTGTTCAGACAAGCGAAGTTTTATTAAACGTAACAGTAAGCAAGACCATACTAAGTGCAGGTGTTAGTAGAGATGTTTTTAGGTTTACAGAGTTAGGTACGGAACTCGTAGAAGTAGAAACTGGCTATACACAGACAGAAGCCACAGGGTATGCAACTAGGGCAGCAATTGAAACAGCAGTTTATGAATTAGTTATAAAAGGCTTAAATAAAGAATTATGGGATTTTAATTATCCGCTATTAAGCGAGGAGAAAAAATGAAAAATCTAATAAAAATATTGTTGGTTTGTTTTGTAGCTAATATAGCAGCAGGTAACAACGATATATATTTAACGCAGTCAGGGGGAGGTGCTTTTACACTAACCATTGACCAAATTGGATCAACAAACAAAGTAGGTACTTCAGGAGCTAGGGTGACCATGGCAGGTGCTTCTCTTACTGGAGATTTTAAACAACAAGGTGCTACTAACACCTTAGCTGCTGCAATTGCTGCAGCTAATAGTTCTTCGTGGACTATGTACCAAATCGGTGATTCTAATACCAGTACATTGACAGCAGGTGGTGGTGGTTCGGTAGCTTCATCAGATTTTGACTACAACGCAACTGGTAATAGCAACATACTTACTTGGTTACAAGGCAGTTCAAGTGCAGCTACAGGTGGTAACTTTGATGCAGCCTTAACAGGTAACTCTAATGATTTAAACATCAGAAGTGAAGTAATTGGTGCAATCAACAACTGGGATATTGATGGTAACTCAAATGATATAGATGTTACTCAAATAGGAACTGACGATAAAGCCATTACATTTACGCTAGTAGGTGACAGCAATGATGTAGACATTGACCAAACAACCTCAGCATCAGGAGTAACGGACACTATAAGTTTAGTCGCGGCTTCTACATCGGGTACTATTAATATAGACCAATGCACAAGTGGCTGTTAATAGCCCTATTATCTAGTTCCGTATATGCAGATATAGGAGAAATATCAGAACTGCGAGGTAATGGAGAGGTTTTAAGAAGTACAGATGGAGATAGGCTGTTAGCAGAGCTATCTTTAGGCATACAAAGTAATGATGATGTTAGAACTGGTGATGGTCGTATAGCTATACAGTTCTTAGATGATTCCATCCTTAAACTTACTGAAGGGTCTAGGGTGGTAGTGGATAGCTATATATTTGACCCTAACCCCAAGAAGTCGCAGTTGGCTTTAAGAATGGCAAGCGGTACTGCCAGATTTATAACAGGCAAACTAGGCAAAATTGATAAAAAAAATATTAGTATAGAAACGCCTTCAGCAACTATTTCGGTTTTAGGAACAGACTTTACCACCACAGTAGACGAAATAGGTCGCAGTTTAATTATTCTTTTGCCAGACGAAAATGGTAATAGTTCAGGACAAATAACAGTAAAGACTGCAGCAGGAGTAGAAATACTTGATAAGCCGTTTCAAGCGACTATGGTGAGCGTTTCAGAGTCACCCCCTACTAAACCAGTAACTTTAGTTAATATGACGTTAGGGTTCATTAATAACCTTCTTATAGTAAATCCACCAAATGAAGTAGAGAAAGCAGTGGAAGAACAAAACACTAAAAGTACCAATGTATTAGATGTAGATTTTTTAGAAGAAAACTTTGATGAAGATTTAGAGGAAGAAGATGAATTAGAAATAGACCGCTTATCTATAGACCTTCTTTCAGTAGATTTTTTATTAGACCTATTGGCTTTTATAGAAGGTGAAGATGAAGTTTCTAAAATAGGCGATGTAACCATAGAAGGTATAATTGCTGGTTATGACGCTAAAGCACAGACGTATTCTTTTGTAGAAGGAGAAATGCTTACGTTTTACAGAAGCGTAGAAAACACAATAGACTTACAAATACCTAAAATAAGTGCTTACAACATAACAATACTGTCAGGTGGTAAGCTAATAGATATAACAGTAAACGGAGGGTCAGATGGTACGATTATTATTAATCAGTCTGATTAGTTTGCCTTTGGTTGCTGGCAACAATGCTATTACTGTAGAACACAAAGGTTCTTCATCTGTTATTAACATTAAGCAAGTAGGCTATACAAACAATGCCACAGTCTATTGCGGTTTAAGTGGCGGAGTTTACAGCACCCATACTTGCACTAGGGCAACCATTAATTTAAACACCACAGGTCACGGAAACACGGCTAAAGCCTATTCTCAATGGTCTAACCATACAGATAATACGTTTACCATTACACAGACAGGTGATAATAATTATGGGTATCTTGATTTAGACAAAGACGATAACGTAGGAATTATAACGCAGAACGGAAACTCTAATACTGGCATAGTATTAATGGCAGGAGATGATAACGCTTACACCATTAATCAAACTGGTAACTCAAAGTACGGAAAGATATACAGCTTTGGAGATGACTCTGACGCTACAATTACACAATCAGGAATAGGACAACACAATGCTTACATCTACAATTACAATTATGCTGACAACAATTCTTCTACCATTATACAATCAGGAAGCGGAACACATGACGCAGATATCTGGTGGTATTCCGATGCCGACAACGGAGTAGCTTCTATAAACCAATCAGGTTCAGGAGATCATACGGCTAGGCTTAATTTTTACACTGACGATTACAACGTAGGAGTTACACAATCAGGAGCTAACGATAAATCATTTACGGCTACCTATAATTGCGTAAGCAGTTGTACAAAAACAGTTACTATTGATCAATATGATTAAACGCTTATTGCCTTTAATTTTAATATTAAGTTTACCTATACTGTATGAATTTAAAATTTATGAAATATTAAAGTTAAAAACTTTTGATGCTCTAATACCAGAACAACAAGAAAGTGGTTATTTTACTGTACTCAACATAACAGATGATGATATAAATAGAGAGGGTGGCTACCCTTTATCCAGACAAAGGCTCTCTGAGATAAACGCACAGGTAATAAAAAAAGGAGCAATAGGTGTTGGATGGGTAGTCACTTTTCCTAATAAAGGAAGACTTTCTGTTAATGGAGATAAAGCATTTGCTAATTCTTTATCCCAAATCCCAAGTGTCCTTGCAATGTTTGAGAATAACAAAGGTATTTATCCTAAAACCACAGGAACAGTAATACTGGGTGAAGATGTAGGTGGTACTTTTGCTACTGGTGTTACACAAAATATTTCTATATTAGCTAACAATTCAAATCAAGGCATAGCAGTAGCAAGACCTGAAGTTGATTCATTAGTAAGAAGATTGCCGTTATTATTAAGAACACCTGATGGCTGGGTTGCTTCTTATGGAACAGAAGTTTTAAAAGTTTTAGCAGGTGCAGACACTTACATTATAAAAACCAATGATAATGGTTTAGAAGAAATACGAGTAAAAGGCTTACCTGCAGTACCTGTAGATTCTCTAGGACGCAAGTGGATAAGTTTCGTGAATACCTCACAAACTAATTTGCAAGAAATGGACGTTGAAAATAAGTTTGTTTTTATAGGATTTACAGCTAAAGGCATAATGCCTCAACTATCAACTCCTATTGGATATTTAGAACCACATAAGATACAAGCTGCATTAGCTGAAAGTATATTAATAGAAAATAGTCCATATGTTCCAGATTGGAGTTTGGCTGTAGAAATATTAATTTTTAGTATAACTTCTGTTTTAGCTTGGTATCTGATAAATATTTTTGGAATTACTTTAGGAATATTATTAACCAGTCTATTATTTTTATTAACAGCAAGCAGTGGTTATTATTTAATACAACAAGGTCTTTTAATAGATGTAACTTGGGCTTTAATATCACAGTTTATTACAGCATCAACAGCATTTTATTTACGTTTTAGAGAACAATATAAATTACGAGAACAAATTAAAGGACAGTTTGGCAAATACCTTGATCCTCGTATGGTAAAAAAATTACAAGATAATCCTGAGTTATGCCAAGTAAATGGAAAAAGAGTTGATTGTTCTATTATATTTACTGATTTAAGAGGATTTACTAGTCTTTCTGAATCAGTAGAACCTGAAATGGTTACTTATATAATGAATTCTGTTTTAGATGTACAAGTACAAGCCGTTAATAAATTTTCAGGTGTAACAGATAAATTTATTGGTGATGCTGGAATGTTTCATTGGAACAGTATTATTCCTCAAGAAGATCATCACACATTAGCTTTGCAAGCTGCACAAGAAATAGAAAAGAATATTGACCAGTTAAATATTAAATTTAAAGAAGAAGGTATTTCTGAAATAGCTATAGGAATAGGTATTAATAGTGGTGTATGTATTGCTGGAAATTTTGGAGCAACCGATAGATTTGCTTTTTCACTTATAGGCGATCCATGTAATGTTGCAGCACGATTAGAATCAAGTACGAAAATAGCAGGAGTTGGTGTATTGATAGGTGAAGAAACTGCAAAAAATGTTAATTTTAAGCTACAATTATTAGAACCAATAGAGGTAAAGGGAAAAGCTAAACCATTACAAGTTTATACATGGGCATAAAAAATGAGTAAAATTTTAATAGGTGTAATACTGGTTATGGGAATAACAGGCTATTTTCTTTGGAATGAAAATTCAAGATTATCTGCTTTAAACCAAGCTTTTGAATTAAGAGATCAAGAACAAAAATCTGCAATAGAGTCACTGCAAAATGATTTCAAATTGCAAACAGAAGGTTTGTTAGAAATACAAAGTAAAAATCAAGCAATTCAAGTTGAAATGACTAGGTATTTAGATATATTTAAAAGACATGATTTAACAAAACTTGCAGCAGCTAAACCTGGATTATTAGAACCTAGAGTAAATAAGGGAACAAAAAATGTATTTAATAGTATTGAAGAAGATAGTCGCAACATTGATAGTCTTGACGATGGCTTGCAGTTGCAGTCTGTTTCCAAGTAAACAAAGTGTAGAAATAATTACCAAACCTTTAGAAAGGCAGATTGCTCAACCAATCATGCCAAGGGAAATAGACTTAAAAGAACCTTATTGGTATGTTGTTTCTGATAAAAATTTAGAAGAGTTTCTGGCAAGAGTAGAAAAGGAACATGGACAAGTAGTATTTTTTGCTATGTCTGTACCAGATTACGAGTTAATGTCTTATAACATGCAAGAATTAAAACGATATATAAATGAACTTAAACAAGTTGTTGTCTATTATAAAAAAGTTACTACCTATAAACCTAAAACTGAAGGAGAATAAAATGAACATATCTCAAGAAGGTTTGTCTCTAATTAAAAAATTTGAAGGTTGTGAATTAAAAGCTTATCGTTGTCCAGCAGATGTTTTAACTATTGGATATGGCATTACTAAAAACGTAACTGAAAATATGGAAATAACTCAAGAAGAAGCTGATGTAATGCTTAATGAAGAGATAACTGAATACGAAGAATATATTAATAATATGGTTACTGCACCACTAAACCAATCACAGTTTGATGCTTTATGTGCTTGGGTATACAACCTTGGACCAACTAATTTAAAAGAATCTACATTACTTAAACTTCTCAATGCAGGAGATTATCATCTTATACCCAGTCAAATAAAAAGATGGAATAAAGCAGGTGGAAAAACTTTAACAGGTTTAATAAGAAGAAGAGAGGCAGAATCTCTCTTGTTTGAAGGCAAAGAGTGGATAGAGGTTTAATATGCCATTAGCTAAATATGTTTTTAAACCAGGAATAAATAAAGAAGGAACTAACTACAGTAATGAAGGTGGTTGGTTTGATGCTGATAAAGTAAGATTTCGTAAAGGTAAACCAGAAAGAATAGGTGGTTGGAATAAATTTGCAGTTCCAACATTTATAGGAACTTGTAGAAAATTATTTACTTACAAAACAGCAGGAGGAGAAAGCTACGTTATTTTAGGCACTCATCAAAAACTTTATAATTTGAGTGGTAATGTTTATAACGATATAACTCCTATAAGAGCAACTACAACTAATGGTATTGTTTTTGCAGGTACTGATGGTTCAACAACTATAACAGCTACTGATGATGATCATGGTTGCGTAGAAGGTGATTTTGTAACAATAAGTGGTGCAGTATCTTTAGGCGGTGTTGTAACTGCTGTTATTCTTAATGCAGAACATCAAATAACTGCAGTTCCTACTGCTGATACTTTTACTTTTACAGTATCAGTAACTGCCAATAGTAGTGATAGTGGAAATGGTGGTTCAGCAGCAGATGCTGCTTATCAATTAAATACTGGATTAGATGTATATGTAAGATCAACTGGTTGGGGAGCAGGAACTTGGGGTGCTGGAACTTTTGGTTCATCTTCTGATATATCTGAAAATGGACAACTAAGATTATGGTCTTTAGATAATTTTGGTGATGACACTATTGTAAATCCTAGAGCAGGAAGTCTTTATTTTTGGGATAAGTCTGATGGTTTAACAACACGGGCTGTGGCTTTATCATCTGAAAGTGGTGCAAGTGATGTTCCAACAGCTTGTTTGCAAGTTATGACATCTGATGTTGATAAACACGTTATAGCTTTTGGAGCAAATCCTATAGGTTCTTCTAGTATTGATCCTTTACTTGTTAGGTTTTCAGATAGAGAAAGTGCAATAGATTGGACTCCAACTGCCACAAATCAAGCTGGTGGTGTTCAATTATCACAAGGCTCAACTATTGTAGGTGCATTAAGAACTAGACAAGAAATACTTATTTGGACTGACGTAGGAATAATTTCTATGCGTTTTGTTGGTGAACCTTTTATATTTTCTTTTACAGAGGTTGCTGAAGGAATGTCTTTAATAGGTCCTAATGCTGCTGTAACAGCAAATAATAGAGTTTATTTTATGGATCGTAACGGATTTTATGTTTATTCTGGAAGTGCAGAAAGATTGCCTTGTACTGTTTTAGATTATGTTTTATCTGATTTAAATCAAGATCAAGCATACAAAGCATTTGGCGGAGCTAATGAAAGTGTAAATGAAGTTATGTGGTTCTATCCTTCAGGTTCAAGTACAGAAATTGATAAATACGTTTTGTATAATTATTTAGAAGGCACTTGGTCTATAGGAACAACTTCTGATAATTTTGTAAGAACAGCATGGGATGAAGCATCTGTGTATGAAAATCCTATAGCAGCTAGTAAAAATGATGATTCAAACTTAAATTATACATATAACCATGAAGTGGGTCATGGTGATGGAGACAATAGTTTTTCATCATATATTGAATCAAGTGACTTTGACTTAACTCCTGACGGAGAAAGATATACTTTTATTTCAAAATTAATACCAGATATAGAGTTCAGAGATCAACAAACAACTAATGATACTGTTACTTTTACTATTAAAGGTAGAGATTATCCATTGCAAGATTTATCTACTTTACAAACTATAAATGTAACTCCTAATTCTACATTTGAAAATACAAGAGCTAGAAGCAGACAAGCTGCTTTAAGAATATCTAATTCATCTAGTGATTACGGATGGAGATTAGGTGATTTAAGATTAGAAATTAGACCAGATGGTAAAAGATAATGGCTGATATCAAAACGATTGCATTGCCTTTAGTCAACACAGAATATGATTCTAATAATGAAGCATTAACCAGAAGAACTATAGAACAAGCAATAGAAGATATAAATGTTAAGATTACTACTGTACAAAGAATGCAATCAACAGTTACTAGTAAAGCTTCTAAACGACATCAATTTTTATTAATGGGTATGAAACATGTCTGATAATCTTAAAGTATTAGGTCAAGTAGACCCAGCAGCAACAACAGTTACTGTGCTTTATACAGTTCCTGATATGACACAAACAACTGTTAGTTCTATAGTTGCAGCAAATCGCACAGGTTCTGCTATCACTTTTAGACTAAGTGTTCATGTGGCTGGTGCTGGTGCTGACGATAAACAATATTTATATTATGGCAAATCAGTTGCAGCTAATGATTCCCTAGCAATAGTTTTAGGTATAACATTAAATCAAACAGATGTTGTAAAAGTTTATACAAGTGCAGTAGACATGAGTTTTAATATGTTTGGCTGTGAAACAAAAGAGGAAAGGTAATGGATATTAAACAACAAACGCAGAACGTAGCAAACCAAGGTCGTTATGGCGA